GATGCTGATGAAACTATTAAAGAGGGAGATGTTGTCATACTTCAGGCAAATAATGATGTAAGTAATTTAACAAATGCAAATACAAGACTGATAAAAGATCTTCAACAAGATAAAAGAACAGTTTCTGGTATTACCACTACTGATACTTTTGAAACAGAAATTTATGCCGGTGTTGGAATAGATGACGCTCCTACTGATAAACCTTTAACATGGATAAAACAAAAAGTTGACAAAGTTGTAAATGGTATAGTTGTATCAAAAGCAAGAGATTCAATTGAACCTTTAATATTCCCAACAGCTAGAATTATTGGAAATGTAAGTTCTGGTTCAACTGATAGAATTTATGTTGATGATGCTGATTTCTTTGAATATGAGAAAGATGAGGATACTGCTATTACATCAATTGATGTCGATGCTCTGATTATTAATGATATCCAAGCTGTTGATGCAACTTTAACAGCAACAGTTTCTGCTGCAGGTACAATTTCATCAATCAATATAGTAAATGGTGGAAGTGGTTATGTTGGAAATTCTACCTCAGTGCACATTGCAAATCCTCCAGTTGCTATGAAGGTATCTGCAGTGGCTACAGGTATTGGATCTACTGCTACTGCCACAGCGAATATTACAAGTGGTGTCATTACCTCAGTCACTATCAATAGTGGTGGTATTGGATATACATCATCATCCATACCTAATGTGATTCCAGCAGCACATAAACCTATTACCGAAAAAATCGAAAAAATAGAGACAATTAGAGGATTCTCTGGAATTGTAACTGGTATATCTACTGTGATGATTGGTGGAACTCTTGGATTAGAATTTGGTTTACAAGCACCAGCAGGACAAGCGTTTACAGATTTGATTCCTACAACACCGATTTACATATCTGATACATCAGTTGGTCATGGAATTACAAGTTTGAATGAAAGTGGTGTTGATACTGATGTTGTTGCGATTGGTAAAACATTTGTTGATAATGTCTATATGGTTAAAGAAATTACATCAACTTCTAATAACGCTGCAATTAAAGTAAATGTTCATTCTGGAATTAATACAACAAGTATTGATTTGGCCAAATTTGGATTAACATTTACTGTAATATTTGGCAGTGTAGGATCTGGTAATACCTCATATATAATGAGTGGAACTCATAGAGATGAATTCAGCACACAAACTAATCTATCAAATGCAAACAATGCAACCATTTATGTTGAAAGAGGTGATACACTTATTTTAGAAAATACTACAGGTGGTCATCAAATTGGTATTAAAACTGATTTGTCAAACGCTACGCAAGTTACTAATGGTATCACTGGTGCTGGTACAACTCTTATCACATGGAATACTAACACTATCGCAGCGAGAGATTCAATCTATTACTACTACTGTACTTCGCATCCAAATGCTATGAATGGTAAGATTGTAGTGAAACAAACTGAAAAAGGTAAATTCTCTTGGGGATATCTAGCACCGGATTCAGGATCATTCGTTAGGAATAATCCAATCGCCATCGGAGTAACTGGAAACACTGTCATTGCAGGAGAAGGATTAGGAATATCAACATTCCCAACCATTCAAAGAAGAGGATTTGGTATCCGTGATACTGGTGCAATTAAGAGGTCACACACACCATGACGATTTCCTGTATAAATATAGAAAAAACAATATAATAATGCCAGCTATTGTTACAGACCAGTTTAGAATATTAAATGCAAGTAATTTTGTTGCAGGGGTCTCTTCGTCTACTAATTCATATTACGTATCTGTAGGTCTTCCAAATCCAGCACCATCATCCGTAGGTTTTGGTAGACAAACAAATTGGAACACTGCAACTCCAAACCCAGTTGATAGTTTTTCAGAAATAGATCATATAGGAGATACCACTCAGTTTGGTAAAAGAGTTACTGATGCGAATGTGAGAAGATTAGTTCGTCGCATAGATTGGACTAAGGGAATTAAGTATGATATGTACAGACAAGATTATAGTACATCTAATACAGCACCAAATTCAAACGCAACACGATTATACGATGCTAATTACTATGTCATGAATAGTAATTTTAACGTTTATATTTGTATTGAGAATGGTTCTTCAGGAATAAACACTACAGGAAATGCATCTGAAGATGAACCGACATTTACAGATTTAGAACCATCTAAGGCAGGTGAGAGTCAAGATGGATATGTATGGAAATATCTTTTTACTGTTAATCCGAGTGATATCATCAAATTTGATTCCACAGATTTTATTGCTTTACCGAATAACTGGCCGACAAGTACAGATGCACAAATACAAGCAGTTCGTGAAAATGGTGACTCTGATATAAACAATAATCAAATAAAAACTGTATATATTGCAGATCAGGGTGATAAGTATACTGGAACTGGTGGAGAATTTGATATATTAGGTGATGGAACTGGTGGTAAAGTCGTAATTGAGGTAACAGGCCAAAAAATTACAAATGCAACTGTCTCAAGTGGTGGAAAAGGATATAGTTACGGTATTGTAGATTTATCCTCTATTAATAGTGGTGCAGTGCAGGGTGGTACACCTGCAAAATTGGTACCAATTATACCTCCTTCACGAGGTCATGGTTTTGATTTATATAAAGAGTTAGGTGCTGATCGTGTTCTTGTTTACGCAAGATTTGATGACACAACTAAAGATTTTCCAATAGATGCTAAATTTGCTCAAGTTTCTTTAATTAAAAATCCAACATCTTTTGGAACTACTTCAATATACACAGGTAGCACATTTTCATCCCTTAAAGCTATCAAACTTTCAACTGTATCTGGAACACCAACGATTGGTGGTTTATTACAACAAACGGTTGGGACAGGTGAAACTGCATATGGATATATTGCATCATTTGATAATGATACAAATGTTATTAAATATATTCAGGATAGATCATTATACTTTGGTAATAGTCAAGATCAAACTGATGTATTAGACGTAAAAAATCGTTCTACACAGTTCCCATTTGAATCAACCACATTCCAAATCGCGTTTTCTGGTGGTACTGGTTCAGTAGAAACTACGTTTAGTTCAGGAATTACAACTGATATAAACAATAATAATGTTGCACTTGGTGTTTCATTCACAAGTGGTCTTGCCTCTCCTGAGATAAATAAAGGGTCAGGAGATGTATTGTACATTGATAATCGAGCTCTTATATCAAGAAACTTGAGACAAAAAGAAGACGTTAAAATTATTCTGGAATTTTAAAAAATGCCACAAAAAACGAATTTAAATATAAGTCCATATTACGACGACTTTTCCAAGGATAATCAGTTTTATAAGGTTTTATTCAATCCGGGTAAACCAGTACAGGCTCGTGAATTATCAACCCTACAATCAATATTACAAGATCAGATAGAATCGTTCGGTAGTCATATGTTTAAGGAGGGATCTATGGTGATCCCCGGAAATACAAGTTATGACCTTGAGTATTATTCAATTAAATTAGTAAGTGATCACTTAGGAGTTCCAGTATCGTTATATATCGAAGAGTTAAAGGGAAAAATATTAAGGGGCCAGGAGTCAGGAATAAAATTAAAAATTGACAATTATGCATTTCCGTCAGATTCAACGGATGTTACTGATTTAACAATTTTTGTAAAATATCTTGAATCTGGAGATGATAATGAAGTATCATTCCTTAATGACGGTGAAAATCTTGTCACAGAAGAGTCATTCATCTACGGTAACACCCAAGTCACAACAGGTGAGACAGTTGCAACCTTAATCGATCAAGATGCATCAAAAGTTGGTTCTGCAGTATCCATAGCAGATGGAGTCTTCTTTATTCGTGGACATTTTGTAAATGTTACTGCTGATAAAATTGTTTTAGATCCATACTCAAATTTGTCAAATTATAGAGTTGGTCTTTTTATACAAGAAGAAATCATTCAAGCGAAGGATGATTCATCACTATTTGATAATGCAAGAGGTTTTTCAAACTTTGCTGCTCCCGGTGCTGATAGATTAAAAATTAATACCAGATTAACTAAAAAACCCCTCACGGATTATAACGATAAAAACTTTATTGAATTAATGCGTGTAGACAATGGTGAATTAAAGAAAAATGAACAGAAACCAGATTATGCATTAATTAAAGATTATTTTGCAAAGAGAACATTTGAGGAATCAGGAAATTACGCACTTGATAACTTTAAGGTTGAGGTTGTTGAGTGTTTAAATGATGGTATATCAAATGAGGGAGTATATGATGAAAATCAAGAGACTGATCTAGGTAACATACCCGGTGAAGATTTGATGTGTGTTAAAGTGTCTCCCGGAAAAGCATATGTGCGAGGGTATGATATTGAGAAACCTAATACTTCAATTATTGATGTTGATAAACCAAGAGATAAGGAAGAATTAAAATCACAAAAAGTTAATTTTGCACTAGGAAGTTTATTTAAATTAAATAATGTTCATGGATCTCCAAGTTTAGGTTTAAATCAAGCTGTGACTGATTCCACTATAACTCTTCGTAGTGAAAGAAAAGGAAGTGGAAATGATCCCGCAGCAGCAGGTAATGATATAGGAAGAGCGAGAATCTATACATTTGAAAATACTGATGCGTCATATGCAGGCCCTACAACTAAATTTGATTTATATTTGTTTGATATTCAATTATATACAGTTCTAACAATAGCAGCTGCAAGCACTGATGATTTACCTATTGGAAGTTTTATTGAGGGTTTATCAAGCGGAGCATCTGGTTTTACTAATGCTGATGCT